CGTAAACACGAGCAAAGCCCGCGCCCGAACCATTAAGCAACGAGCCGAGCAACAAAAGTTCCTTCTGACCAGTTGTAGAATCGTCAACATAAAGGCTATCAGCATATCCAGTTGATGCGCTGGCTCCTGTAGCACCGCTTTTAGTTGGAATCATTAAACCGTTCTTCACATCAAATCCTACTTCTGTTATATAACTATCCGAGCCTAATTTAGCCACTTTAATAGTATAATCAGACTTTTTATAATTTGCTTTAATCTTTGAAAAATCTCCTGTTAACTTTGTAGCGTCATTAGTAAAGTAAATTTCTCTTGTGCCTTTTTCATCAATAATATTTGCTATAGCGTTACCAACAACTTCAGTACCACCAGCAAAAACTTCAACACCATCTAAAACGGCACCATGACGGCCATTAGTATTAGAGCCAACAGAACCAGTACGCCCAAGAATTAAATCACTATATCCACTTCGTTCATGAAATGTAGAAACCAAAGTAGTTAAAGTCGTATTAAATTTTGCATGGTCTAAATTTAAAGCAACATTGTTTGAATCAATAACTGTTTTAGAAACAACTTTAACATCATTGGCCAAATTAGAAATATACCCCCATGCTCTTTCCAACGAAGTATTTTCTCCAATATCTCCTACGCTGACATAAGTATTAACATCAATTAAATCAGCCTTAGATTTTGGAATAATAACTCTACTTACATTTGCTTCCGCTTTAGAAACTTTGACTTGAATATTATTTTTGGTATTTCCATATAAAATTGATTGAGAATCCTTAGTGGCAAATTTTAAATAAAATGTTGTAGCCAAATGATAATAATCTGCCATATAACCAACACTATAATATTTTCCTCTTTTATGTGCAAGGTCAATACATCCGCTATATGATATTGAATCTCCAATTTCTTCATTACCTTCCGTAGCACCCCAATAGGCTCTGGCCGGCATTAATCCTTTAGAACTATACAATTTATGAGTCTTGGCCGCATCGTCATCTGGAATATCTCCAGCCACATATTTAGCGATTAAGAACCATTGATTGAAAGTACCATCTTTATTAATTGCTTGCGGAACAATAGCATAACCATCTTTAGGCATAAATGTTCTTGAAATATAAAGATATCCTTCCTGTACCCATATCTTTTGGTAATATGTTCTAAATAGACAATATACATCTACTCTACCCTTATCAACAAATTTTGACATACCTTTAATTGCAGTAATGTGTCTTATACCATTATTATCTACAAAAGCATTACAATCAATAGAATTCCAAGCAGGTCCATAATTACTCTCTTCTGCTACTGTATCAGTTGCCGGATTGCAATATTTATCTGCATTAGCATCTAGTTTTTCTCCGGCACAGGTATTTGAAGTTTCAAACAAAGGAAATCTAACTGTATAAACCTTAGGATCAGGTGTCATAGCAAAATAGTTGTTAACTCCTTGTTCAATTCTTTTTGAATCGGCATTATCATCAAATTTAATCGGAGTATCACTAGTAATATTTTCTTCCAAACTTAAAATATTAGAATTTAAGTTATCCATCTTCGTTTTATAATTTTGGTTAAAATCTGTTATTTTTTCATCGGTATAACCAGTCAAATCATTTTTAAATTGTTCTTCTAATTCCCCAATATGGACTGGCGATTCATCTTCTAAAAATACTGAAAACGAACCATCTGTAATTAAAAATTTAAAGTTAGCCGAACTAACAATTTTTGTAAGTTCCCCATTTAAATTATGTTCGCCATAAGTGCCAAGTGCGACTTTGCAATTCTGTTTAGCAACGCTGTATGGTAAGAAGCACGCAAACTCATAATCGCCTAGTCTTTCTAATTTACATTGGAACTGTTTACCACCTTCAATGTTAAAAGTAGCATATTTAACAAGTGTTTTTTCGTTCCAAGAATCAGTTAAAAATTCAAAACTTAGTAAGACACTACGATAATTACCAGATGCTATTTTTAAACCTTCGTTAATATTAAATTCTGTTTTTCCATCAGTAGCCTTAATAATTTCAATTTTATCTGTTACTTTTAAATGTATTACTTTCATATCTATTATCCTTTCTCTATCAAAGTAATTGAATAGGTTTTACCGTTAACAGTAAAATCTATTGTTTTATCTTTTTGGTTTAAATTCATTTTTCCATCATCAATCAAATCGCAACTAAGGACATTTTTTTCTTGTCCATTAGAACTAATAATCATTTTGCCATAATTAATTTGATTAAAATTAATTTCAGCATACCCTTCCCTTTCATGCAATTTTCCCAAGGCTATACCTTGACGGCTAGCCGGTATGTTAATGTATCTAAATGCCGTTTTTATATCATTAGTCAAAGTATTTACTACACTAAAATTATCATTCACAGCAAGATAAGCATCATATGAAACATTTTCATCTATATCAATCTCAAATGTTCCTTTATATGTTTTATATAAATCATCGGTAATTATGTCATAATTGATATCATCTAATAAATATTTTGAAAAATTATTATCCTTACTATTTTTATAATAGAATATAAAATTGGCTACATTTTTATTTTCTAGTGAATATATTGTACAAGAAAAGTTAATATTTAACTTTTTAGCATTTTCAACATTTCTTTCTGTTTTATATTCAACAATCATAGGCTTTTCATAATCAAGAACTTCTAAGTTTTTTTCATAAGTTTTTTTTCTTCCACGAGAATCAGTTACAGTTACTATTATCTTTTGTTCCTTCAAAGATAATATATTGGTCGTAAAATCAGCATTAGTAAAAGATTCGTTATTTAAAGTTATATAATAACTACTTATAGTCGAGCCATACGCTCCACCTGCGGAAATTTTTCCCGATATTCGCGAAACACCTTTGATAAATTTTTTGAAATCATCTGAAACACTCCCTGCTTCTTTTAAGGAAACACTATTTATGGTTGGATAAAATTCCTCTTTATCTGGTATTTTTAATTTAAATATTACTTCATTAGAACCAATTTCTTGATTATCAACAACTGTTACCACTCTAAGTTTGACATTGATAAAATCGTTATATAGAATTTTTTTAGCATATTCTTTCGGAATCGTCCAAGTATAACTATCTTCAATATTTGAGGCAAGGCATACATCATTATCGCTATTAATCGAATAGTAAATTTTATGTTTAAAAGAACTTAATTCTCTATTAGTGTAGATAGTAATACTATCTCCAACAAATATTTCACTATTTGACAATGTCGGTTTACTTACCCTTGCGATAGCAGGTAATTCCCAACTACCATAGCCCGTTTGATAAGTATCATAATTAAAGATAGTTGCACCGCCATTGGCACTAAAACTTTTAGTGCCATCGCTATTGTGTTTTATCTTTACTTCTCCACTTTTGAGAACAGTACCATAATATAACTGACATCTACTAGTTCCTTGGTCATAAACCTTAACACCATCTATATAAAGATAAGCATTCTTTGTATAATACCACTTAGAATTATTATCGCCACTACCAACATAACGATAGGAAATTATAGAATAATTTTCACTTATACTTTGTTCTTTTAAAGACCAACTAAAAGTAATGCCTCTAAGGTAATTATTTTTATCTTTATACTTTTCAGTTTCAAACGAACCGGCATTAGCACTTCTTGTTGCATTTTGCATATCCATATCTATAAGCACTCCTTTAATTTAATGAATAAGAATCATTTGATTCTTTAGTTAAAGATAAATCAAACACCTTTATACCGTTTGTAAATTCAGCAAAGGTAATATACAATTTATTATTAGAAATATAGGCTACTTCAATATCATTTTGTAAGAACGATATTCTATCATTTGTTTCTTTTAATAATACTTCATTGCCAACAATTCCCAAAATAATATTTCCATCTTCAAATCTAATATATTTAACTAATGTATTTTGATTGGTAGAAACAATGCCATTTAAATTTTTAATATTTTCTTCAACTGTTTTAAAAGTAAAGTTAAAAGAATCTTTGGTTTGTGTTAAATCTGTACTAACCGTCTTTTTGTAAGTATTAAAATCTTTTACTGAAACCGTTTCTTCTTTAATCATCTGTTCGATTCTATCACTAAACTGATTAATTAAAGAGGTTAGATAATCTTTATTCTGTTCTATGTTGTAATTAGTATTATTTTCAACCGTACTAATATTAGAAAGTAACTCATTTTTTAAATCTGTTTTTTTCTTTTGCTCTAACTCTGTTAATGTTGAATATTTGTCCCCAATTTCAAGTTGAGATACCTCTGGATTATCCAAGTTAATAGTTTTTTTAATTACTCTTAAAGTATCATCAATTCCTATTAACTTATTTACAACGGGATAATAATTTCCTACATCAAAACTATCAATATCAACGCCGATTAACGATAAGTCTAAAGCATTTATTACATATTTCTGTTTAACTTTATTATTTTCTGATAAAAAAACTTTACCATGATTAAGTAAAGTTTTAGGTTTGGCAACATGGTCGTATATTCTATATCCTTCGATAATTCCATACGCTTTAATGCCTATTTCATCATCTATATAAGGAATACCATTATTAGCGTTTGCACAAGTTATTCTTTCGTCTGTTTCTACTTCTGAATAAGTACCATCTTTATTTTTTACTTTCTTTTTTATTTTTTCTCCCAATGGATAAAGTCTAGTGATAAAAGCTGTTGGGTCAATTTCCTTATTCAATTTCTGCATATTATGCTTTAAAGCAATACGAGTTGATTTAACTTCGCCAATCTCTTTTTTATAATCCAAATAGAGTTTGCCGTCATTTCCATCTCTTAAAGCAATTTCCCCGCCTAAGTGCTCTATTAACTTTTCTTTAATTGCTGTCCAAGCGTTTGAATGTTGTTGCATACCAAAATACAATTCATCATTAGTATCTTCAATAGTTACATCGCCAATATAAATTTTCTTCTCATCTGGCTGTTTTTTATTATGAAGATTAATAATGTATTCAAGTACACCACGCCTTTTTAAAGTGCCAGAACTGTTATAAGTATTATTTTTTACATTCCAATACTGTTCTGGATAATATCCTGTTAAAGTATCACATAAATATCCTAGTCGGCTCTCGCAGGTAATACTTTTATAAATTGTTCCATCAGGATCCATTGCAATTACTGTTTTTGCTACTCTACCATAAAAATCATAATTTTTATTTTTTAAATTTTTAACAATGACTTTAGTAGAAAATGAAAACAATTTATTAAACTGTGGATTATTCGGAAAAATCTTAAAAGTAAAAGTATCTATGGCATTTATTCCTAAAGTTATAACAGCATTTTTTATTTTATAATTTACTCTTTGACTCGTTAAACTTCTTGTATGTAATAATTCTTGGTTAGTATCATTTATTATATAAACATCATACATTAAAACACCTCTTCACTATAGGAAAAAGTTACGGTTGCTGGGCCACTAATTTTCAAAATATTAGTTCCTTTTTCTAAATAAAAATCTTCAACAGCCCATTCTCCAGCATTTAGTAAAATATTTCCGTTACCATTTTCAATAGCAATATAACCAGTAGTCCTTATTTTAGGACTTATTCGATGACTACTAGAATTAATTATCATTACTTCTTGCTTGGCTGTTGAAGTGATTTCAAAAGAACTAGAAATAGTATTATTAGAAATTTTGAATGGATAAATTTTAAATTTAACCGTTAATAAACCCTGACCATCATCTTCCGACCATGTTGCATCTTGATAACTACCCCGAAAATGATAATTAGGATAACAAGTGTCGTAAATGTTAGAATCTTGTATATTACATAGCCAGTTATATATTTTTGTTAATTGGCTATATAAATCAAAATTATTATCACTTATCACATCAAATTTATATTCAATAGTTCTATCTTCCCAAACAACTTCACCATATATTTTAGAAAAATCATAACTACCGTGCATTCCTATTACAGTTTGAACATTCGACCGTTTTATTGGTGTGGATAAAGTTCTTTCTCTAATGTATAATTTAAAGTCATTATAACTTGAAATACCATTAGAAGTTAATTGCTCTACAATCATAAAACCCAGCCTCTTTCAGTTTCTTCCATTAGTCTTCCACTAATAGTATTATCTGATGAAGCCGTGGCTTCGGAAATCTTTTCTCCATTTAGAAAAACATTATTAGGTTTAGATAAAATTTTTTCTAATAGATTAACTATATTTTCTAAATTACTAGTGTAAGAATTAGATGTAAGATTAGATAAGTATTTATTATTTATCTCATTATTTCCAACAGTAACTTGATTAATATCTTTGTAAATTCCCAATTCTAAAGTTTTTAAAGCATTAGAACTTGTAGAAATGTTAGAAATATTGAAAAATTTATTATTATTTATTAAATATTGATTTGATGTCGTACTATTGTTTATTTTATTAGATGAATTATTTATCCCTTTAGAAATAGAATTGTTTGCGTTTTTATAATATCTTACAATGCCACTTAGAATACCACTAGCAACTTTATTTATCCAATTAGTATGCTTTTCTAACGGCATAATAACTTCTGGACCGTCCTCGCCTACAAGTCTTATACTTGGTCTAGTTACAATATCTCCCTCAGCATTTGCTGGTATTTTACTTAATTTTGGAAAATACGATACTTGTGGGCTATTGTTTGAAGAAGATACTTTGACACATTTATTATAATCACTTACAAATCTATTAACTTCATTTCTAGCATTAGCAAAATTTGAACTGAAATTCATAACAATAGGTTCTTTATAACTTTTTTTGATTTCATTATAAGAATCATTTGCCATCTTACTAGCAGAAGCAAAGGCTTCATTGAAGGCATTAGTTACTTCATCTAGGCTTTGATGAGATGAAGATGTAATTTTATTTATTACTTCTTCTAATTCAGCAACGCTTTTATTTTTATAACCTGTCATTACATCTTTAAGACCGTCTACGATGCTATTAGTGTTTTTTAAAACATCTTGATATTGTTTTTCCGCATCTTTTTTTGCCTTAGAAGATTCATTTACTATTCGTTGTAAATCATTTATTTCTAATTCATGATTTTTATATTTATCAATAGCAGTCTGAATATTTTTGGCTTCTTCACTTAATGCGTCATTATATTCTTTTTTGGCATTGGACTGGGCTTCAATAGCGCTCTTATATTCACTTTGATATGATTGAAAAAGAATTTCTTTTTTAGTAGCCTCAATAGACTTATCTACTAAAGCAATAAATTGCTCTTTATTCTTTACAATTTTATCGCCGTTTTTAATAACACCATCTTCTAAAGTTAATTGGGTACCCAACCCCTCATTTAATAATGTTGTTATAACTTCGGCTCGTTCAATATCACTGTCTTTTACTTTGCCATTACTATCCATAACATTTCCAAGTTCAGTGCTTAATTCTTTTAATGTATCAATATAAACAGTTTGAGTATTTACATTATCTTGCGTTGATTTTAATGTTTCATCAAAACTATCTTTAATACTATCAATGTTACTTTTATATTTCTCAAATGTCGACTTAGTTTTCTCTAATTCTTCAATAGTCTTAGGTTGGACATCATTCCAAGCCTTTAGACTACTTACGGCAAGAAGTAAAGCACCTTCTATGCCTCCAATTACGGCACCATAAGCACCACCAATACTAGCGCCTGTACTAGCAGCGCTTGCAATAGTAGTTAAACCGGTTGTAATACTTCCAGCAACATTAGAAAAATTTGCTCCCTCTTCTCTAATATCTTTCATAGTCTTTGAAAAAGTTAACAAAGAAGTAGTTGTACCAGCAAGGCCAATAAGTCCTACTTTCAACTTATCAACACCACTAGTGCTTTTTTGCCAATTATCAATACCATCTTTTAATTGCTGACCAAACTTTTTTTGGGTTGCCGTTGTATTTTTAGTTGTAGTATCAAGTTTTTTCAATGAAACTATATTATTATCAGTTTCCTTTTTATTTTTCTCTTGATTAATTGTTGTATCAGTTAGGGTATTGTTAAAATCTGATATTGAAGAATCTGAATTTTTAATGCTTAATACCAAATTTTTATAAGGCTTAAGCAAATTTGATGTAAAAGTTATTAATCCATTCGTTTCCGTAGAAATTTTAGATATACCTTTTGCAACAGGATAAAGCAATGCCGTTACTTCCGTAACAGATATTATTAATTTTTTTTGCTTATCATCAAGGCTACCGAACCATTTTACTAAATCACTCAAACCATCAAGAATATCATTAATTGAAGGAAGTAAATTCTCTCCAAAAGCGTTTACTAAATTGTTTACTTTATTCTTGAAAATTTCAATTTGTGATTGAGTATCAGCAAATTTTCTTGAAGCCTCTTCGTTTAAAGCGTTATTGTCTTTCCATTCTTGGTTGGCCATATTAAGGTAAGTCCCTACCAAGCCGCTTGCATTTGATAAACGAAGCATAGTATCAGTAAGTCTAACTTCGTTGATACCTAATTTTTCCATCAATTTTATTGTGGAACTACCAGTTCTATTGGTATTTGCTAAGCCAGCAATAAATTCCTTAATAGCCGTGCCGGCATCATTTTTTACAGTTTTAGCAAATTGCTTAGTTGACATTCCACATATTTTGGCATATAGACTAAGACTTCCGTATTTAGTTTCTACACCCGAGGCGGCACGGTTAAAATCATTCATAATTCTTGAAATGGCCGTACCACCCATTTCTGCTTCTAAACCTACAGATGATAGTGCAGTTGCTAAGCCAAGAACAGCAGGTTCACTCATTTTTAATGTAGACGCTGCACCAGCCATGCGTTCGGCCATATTCACAATATCTTTTTCACTTGCTTTAGAATGATTACCTAATTGTACTATAACAGAACCGATTCGTTCATAATTATCAGCACTTGAATTCATAATATTTACAAATGTAGCCAATTTAGAGCCAGCCTCTTCGGCGGTTAAATTGGTAGCAGATGCGAGTTTAGACATAGTTTCCGTAAATGTTGTTAAATTTTCAGCACTTATACCTAATTGACCTGCTTCTTCGGCAAGATTAAAAATTTCTGTTGTAGCCAGTGGTACATTTTCTGATAATTTAATTATGTCTTTTCTGATTTGCTCTAGTTGTTCATCGGTACCATCTACTGTTTTTGCAACACCTACAAAAGCATCTTCGTACTCTATAGCCCTTTTTGCACCTAATGCTAATAAAGAAGCCGAACCTACCGAAAGCCATTTAACTTTACTAGCAAATTTTTCTGCTTCTTCGCTAACTTTTCCCAAAGCATTTTTAATATTGGGAATTATTCCAACTTGTTCATTTAACCTTTGATTTACAATTTCTAATTCTTTCTTTAAGTTATTATAGTGGGTTGAGGCTTTCATTACCTCTTCTCTAGCAATTCTAGTAGCCTCACTATCTTCGCCGTTATATTTGATAGAATCTTGTAAACCTTTATTTAAGACTTCGATATTAGCCTTAGTTTTTTCTAATTCATTTTGAAGAGTTTTCTTATGGCTTATTAATTGCGTTGTACTTTCAGAAGTACCATCCATTATACTATTAATATTTTTAAACTCTAAGCGTGTACTTTTAACCGACTTTTGGACTTCGTCCATTGCTTTTAAAAAACCTTCACTATTAGCCTCAATATTAGTTTTAATAGTATTTTTTCTAGTAGCCATAATAACACCTCCAGTCTAACTTTGATTCATTAATTTATATCGTTGATACTGTATAAAATTTTCATAACTCAATTTATTAACAATAATTGACATTAAAAAAGAAAAATCAGCATTCCAAAAAATATTTTCGCTGATTCCTAAAATCATCACATAATATGTATACATATCTTCAATATCATCGATTTTAAATTTAGGAACAGGAAAATCTTTTGGAATATTTCCTGTTCTGTCTTCAAAAGGTTTTCTAAAATTATTCGCTACTTTTGGGATAGATTAATCTAATAATGAGATTAGAAATACCTCCTATGTCATCTGGCATTAAATCTAAGAATTCTTCCTTAGTATATTTTTTTTCATTATCATAGTTAGCAATTAAATATGCACCATAAGCGATATCACACATTTCTAAAATATCAGTCGTGCCTTCAAGAACATATTTGCATAATTTACGATAGAAATTTTCATCATGAGTCTTAAGTTTACTAAGACCAGATATTGTTAATGCTAAATTTACAACTTCTTTATTTTTTAATATAATTTGATTATTTGAATTCATTTTACTTCCTCTATTTCTTATTAACTTTATTTTTTAGTTTATCAAGATTACTCATCTTAATAGGTTGTTTTTCTTCTTTCACTACTTCTTGTTTAACCTCAACTTTATTTGAAACTTCTGGTCGTTCTAAAATCATTGGTTTTACTTCTTCTATAAGTTCGTATCCTAAAAGTTTTGATTTAAGATTTATTTCTTCTACTCTTTTTTCAGAAAATTCTACAGGTTCATGTTCTGGAGTGTATTTTTCATTAGTTTCGATATCAGTAAAATTATTTATTATTTTATACTTTTTATCCATAAATCTCCTATGCAGTGGCACTTCTTACCATATCAGGTGTAAAACTCTTTAACCATTTATCTTCTGTAATTGTTGGAAGAACCTCATCGGCCATTGCTTCATAAAGGCAAAGACCACGATCATCTGAAAATGACTCTAATGTAAGTTCAATTTCTTCAATCTCTTCCTTTCCGTTTTCTACATCAATATCTGGAGCAGATGTTATTACTGCGTCTGGTAAGGCAATAAAGCACTTTTTTCCATCTTCATCTGTGGCTATAGCAGTAAAACTAAAATGGCCATGTGTTGATTCTGTGCCATAGGCTTTAACTCCTGTTACTAAGCCTGAAATATTTAACCCAAAAATATCACAATACATTTTTCTTGGCATATAAATTTTTAAAGTACCTGCGGCGGTACCATCGCCCTTTACGACTTTCTTTATTACACGATTGCCACATTTTTTAGTCAATGTTTTAGTATTTGGCTTAATGCTTAATGAACCCATACAATCAATTGAATAACTATTTACAGATTCAGTAAATTTTATGTATGACTTAGTAATGTCATAGAATGAATAAGTTTTTTCCATTTTTTCCTCCTAAAAATTTATTTCTTTTTCAATAGCATTAAATAAATCATTTGTTATACGGTCATATTCTTTGTCGATTGCTTTTTGCATAAATGGATTAGAATCTTGTTTCAAAGTGCCTTCATGAGGATAAAACAAATAATAAAAAGAGGTTTTTCTAGTCCCCTCTAATTTGTTTTCAATCGCAACGGCCTGTTCAAAATCAAAAGCAATATGCCATACACTGTCTTTAGCATGACCTCTAACAGCGGTCTTCACTCTATCCGAGCGTGGCATATTTCCAGTTATAGTAGCAATCATTCTTTTTTTAGCGCTATTGTGCATATACTCATTAACGGCTTTTTTTACTTTGCTAGGATATCTAGCAATTAATTCTTGATACCTTTGCCAGTCGTCATCTTTTAAAGCAAAACTAACCCTATAGGTTGGCATTTATATTTCTTTCCTTTTTAATGGTTTTGTAAATTCTAAGTGCATTACTTCACAAACAACATTACCATCTACATCTTTTTTTAAATAGTCAACAACCATTTCAACATCAGCAAGTCTAAATCCGCTAATCTCTTCTAACTTTTTTATTAAAGTTAAAATCAAATCATCACTAATATAGTTTTCAGCAATAACATTAACAAAATAATACCGGTTAAATGTTTGAAGATTGGTACCACTTTTGTTCCATTTTTCAGAGCCAAAAACAATATAATTCCAATCTTCTAAGTTTATTCCACTAGGTTTTAACCCATAAAAAAATCTATTATCATCATTAAAATAATGGAATTCTTGTTGCCATTCTAACAATTTTTTTAATATTTCATTTCTCAATTTTTCTTAGCCTCTCTAAATAAATATAAGTTTTTTCTCTATTTTTATCTGGGTCAAGATGAAAAATCGAATATAAATAACCATTAATAATAGCAACATAATCACTTTCTAAATTATCAGTATATGGAACACTTATCTTTAAAGATAATTTTTTTTCTTGGGATGAAGCAAATAAGATGTCTTGTTGTCTTTTTGATTCTTCTTTATAAAAAAATTTTTCCTTTTCTTTTAATGAGTCCTTAGTTTTGATATTATTAGTTGAATTAAAACTATTTGCATTTAAAAGATTAATTTTTATGCAAAAAGTAACAATTCCATCATTAAACTTATTCACTAGTATTATTTTCCTTGTTTTTTACTATGTTCCTAAGTCTTAAATTAATAATATCATCTTGATAATTTTTAATAAAATCTTTTATTGAAATATTATTCCAAGTGTAGTTGCAGAGGCTAATAAGTAGCCCCTGCTCTTCACTTGGCTCAGTAAAATCAAAGTTTTCCTGTAATGATAACATATTTTTTATTTTAATTATGCTATTTTCAATAATTGTCAAAAGCCTTTCAACAACTTCTGAATCACTGCTTATAACATAGCATTGCCTACTAATTGTTCTATATAGCGTACTGTCAGTTGTTAGTCTATCTTGCTTATTCATTTATTTTCCTATTTGCCAGATGCAGAAGTTGGATTTGACTGATTAGCGTCGCTTGATAAAGATGTTGCGTCTGTAGCATCGGCGATTGGTTTAACAACAATATAACTAGGTTCTAAGTTTGAAATATCTAAATAAATTGCTGATGATTCATCAGTAGCCCTTCCAGCCGCAAACAATTTAATGATATAAGTTCTTGCATCTTCTACAAATTTATAGTGGTCGCTATATTCAATTACACCTTCTCCTGCATCTTTTTGACCGAAGCCTAAAAAATACTCATCTAATATACATAAAATTGCTTCACCCTCATTTACAGCAGTTGATTGAATAACATTAGTTGGAACAGGAAATAAATTACCACGGTATAAGCCATCTGGACCTTGGAAAGTTGAAGCAGGAATAATTTTAGTTAAATAGTCTATTGGGTTAACAATTAAATCAACTGAATCAATCTTTTTGGCTGTGCCATTTTCTCTTTTTGCTAATTTTGCCACTAAATCACAATAATTTTTCAACATAAAGTTTTTTACTACGATTTTGGTTTTTAGTGGATATCCAGTTTCATCATTATGTGAAACTCCTTTTTTAATGCTTCTAGCAAGACCAATAGGCTCCCCTTTTGCACCAGTTCCTTTGATAATTCCAGTTTCTAAACCTAAGGCCAAAGCCTCTTTTAATACTGTTCTAACATAATTATCTAAGAAAGTTGGTCCTAATGCTAGCATTCCCTTTGGTAATATTAAAAATGCACTTAATTTTCCTTGAGTTATTGAGATATTTTTGAAAGCACTTTCTAATTTTTTTGTGATTTCAGAATTAATATCACCCCAAATTGCTATGTTTGAACTTTTGTCAGTTAATAGCCATGAAGTTAAATAACCAACATATTTAAATTGAATTTTCTTAAGTAAAGGGTGTTCAGTTTGTAAATCTCTATAAACATCTTCAATTATTGTTTCAGGCATTCCATGCGTTGTTTTTAACAAATCAGTTAGGGCTGCTTGCGGAGTTTCTGATTTAATAGCCTCTGCAAATTTCTTATAGAATTCTTTTTCTTTACTAGTTAAGATTCTATAGCCTCTTCTTTCTAATATTGCCTTATCATTAGTTGCTTTATATTCATCAAGAGCAACTTGGTATCTATTTTTACTAAGATTTAAAAGATTGCTCAATGCTTCATTAATTTTTGACTCGTCTTTGGCTTTAATTGCTTCTGACAAAGCCGCTTTAATTTGATTTTCATCTAAAAAATTCATTTTTTACTCACTTTCTATTTTCAACAAAAAAAGAATCAACTAACTCGTTGACCCTCTCTATAAATTTTTCTTTAGTTTCTTCTTCTTTTTCACTTAATACATTATGTTTTTTTTCTTCAATAGAAGTTGTGGTGTTATGTTCTTCTTTCTTTTTATTTTGCTTTAATAGCATTTCTGATATGCGGCTTTTGATACTTTGACTAGGATTATTGCTATCAACTGTATCATCATATTTAGTAGCGAATCCCATATCCAAGGCATCTTTTGCCGACAACCAAGTTTCATTATCTAACAATTCTTTAATCTTTTCTTTATCTATATTTACTTTTTCTTGATAAGCATTAATAGAACATTCTGCCATTTTATCAAGGTCATCGGCTTGTTTTCGCAAGTCATTGGCATTACCTTTAACCCAAGTCCAAGGATTATGAATCATAAGTAATGAAGTGTCTGGCATTATTCTTTCATCTCCGACCATAAAAATTACTGATGCAATAGAACACGCAAAACCATCGATATGCGTTGTAATCTTTGCTTTCTGTCTTTTTAAAGCGTTGTAGATTGCAAGTCCTTCTGCGACTTCCCCACCGTATGAGTTTATATAAACATCAATAGTATCAACATCATCTAGTTCTTCTAATTTTTTGGAAAGTATAACATTAGATACTTCTCCAAAGTCTTCGAAAGCATGAGAAGTAATGTCGCCAAAAATATTAATCACAGCACTTCTTTCTTTTTTCTCAAAAGAATAATAATTTTTACCCTTCGTCATCAGCATCACCTCCCTTCTCATTTTCTAAATTTTGCATTGCATTTTCAATTTTTGTATAATTTTTTGTAAGCCAATGCTGTTTGGACCACTTTGTATTTAATGGTGGAAGGTTAATCAGAACTCTTGCTTCATCTATATCAGCGACCGATGAAGCAATTAATTTATCGCATTTTTCTGCAACATCAAAAATATCACGATAAGAAATTTTAGAAATATCTACTTCTACTCTGCTACCAGCATTTATCTCTGCTTGACTAAAAAATACTCTAGTCATTTCTTCTGATATCATTTTTGCAATAGGTTTAACGCTAAAAGTTATAAACTGATTTATTACATCTTTTAAATTATTAACATTACCGTACATCATAGAAATTGGTAATTTAAAGGCTATTGCAACCATTTCAAAACAATCTTTACGAATGCTTATAATATCGGTTGTATCATTTTTATTGCTGTCATTTTCTATTCTTTCCAAAGATTGACCTTTATTTAAAGATAATACGCCTTTTGGATTATTTATAAATTTTTTTAATTGAGCAGTAATCATTTCTTTAATCTTTTTTTCTGTTTCATCATTGTTACCTTCAAAAGACTCAGTTCTATATATCCATTTACTAGCGCTAGAGTTTTTAAATTTAGTAAATGCACTATCTATAATGTCAGCATAAGTTTGTTCAAATCTTTTTAAATTTATATTTGGCAATTTGTCAGACAATTTAAAAAGCAAAGCATTTTTTTTGTTAATTTTATTTGAAATTTGGGTATTTTGAATAATAATACCATCAAATTCATCTCCATTAATAGACTCAATGGCCCTTCCAAAATATTCTGCTAAATATAGATTATTATTATAATTTATACAAAGGGCTTCTCCCTGCTCGATTAAATTTTTAACTATGTTATATTTCAGATTAGTTGCTGTTTCATTTGGATTTGGAGAATAATTAAGAATATAATAGTAACTATCTTTTTTTATCTTATCAGAACTATACACTTTAAACTCACATGATGATATTGCTGATGAAATATAACTAGAAACTATTGATATGGCAGATGATATATAATCAATCTCCATTTTTTCTGTTGACATATCAACTTCTGATATCAATTTATCTAAATAATCATAAATTGATACTTTTCCTGTGTTTAAATTAAAAATACGCCTATTAAAAATCACTCTAAACACCTCCTATCAAATATCCAAAACAAATGGAATAATATCTTCAAGTTTTCTTTCTAAGTTAACCTCGTCAAGTAAAATAAAACTATGAACAAAAGCCATAAATGGGTCTGTCTTTCTTGATTTAGCCTCTTTTTTACCATATACATAATTATTATTTGGCCGAGGTTCTAAGCAAGCATTCCAACAAGCCCATCTAATTAAAGGATCATCGCCCCAAACAATTTTATGAAAATTAAATGCAGTAGTTATTAGACCAACGGCTAACATAATATCGCTTGGCCTTACACACTTAACTACAGTTTTATCATCAACATCAAAGCCAATATTTGCTAGTGAATTTCTAACTTGATTAGTCTTATATTTATCTAACGCAATTTTAACTATCGTTAATTTATACTTTCTTGCTTGTTCAAGCAACCAATAAGATATTAAATCCGGATTAATTTCAGCAGATTTCACGAAAGTTATTAACCCTTGTTTTTCCCAGTCCCTTAACGGAGCATTTATTCTAGGTAAATCTTTAGATTTTTCACAAATCCAACTATGCTTAATTGAATAGATATAGCCATTAATCTTAAATGTTATGCAAGCAGAAGCCATATCAGCAAGTGAAGCAAAATCTATACCCGCCACACAACGCCTACCAGTTAAATCAGGAAGTTTTCTTGCAATTTTCACGCCATTATCTTCGGTAATAAATGCTGTTGCCAAAATATTTTCCCAACTCGTTACTTGTTGTTCTTCTGGCATAATTGGCATATTCATTCTTTTTACCATAAAAGACGAATTATTGATTGGATTTATACTATATTCAAGATACTCTTGTTCCATCTCAAGCAGTAAATTCAATTTGTATTCTAATGAAGGGTTTGCCTTTTGCCATTTAGTTTTATCATGTACTTCATTCTCATCGTCTAATTTACACATAAAAGGAAGAATACCGTTATCTGGTACTCTTCTATTTAATATGTCCAAACAGTTTTGTTTTAAATCATCTAAAGGGCCACCCCTTTCATAACCATCCGTGGTCGCTATAGTTCTTCTTGGTGCATCTTTTTTACCAAGTCCGGTAGTAAATACTTTTATATTATCATAATCAACATAAGCGTGATATTCGTCGAAATCAACTTTACCTGGTCTGCCACCATCTTTAGTTTTAGAATTATTAGTTCTAAATCTTATATTACTATTAGTTATTTTATTCGTAATTATTGTTTTGTTCCAGGTAAAACTTTTCTCTAAGACTTTCTTAAATTTAGGGTTAACAGGGTGTTCTAAAATTTCATATATATCATCGAAAGATGTTCTTGCTTGGTCTTCACTAGTAGCACAAATATCTATATGATAATTTTTAATACCATTCGTTGGAGTAATTAAGCAAAAATCTTCAAATGCTAGATATCCATTTTTACCAGCACCTCTTCCCAAATAAAGAACTAGTAATGTCCATCTTGGAAAACCGTCTTCACGAAAAATGCAATTATGGAGAACAAATACAAACTTTTCCCAATCAAATAAGTTAAAATCAAAATATTTTTCATATGAGAAATATTTTTCTATTTGTTTTTCATCATAAATTAATGTTTCATTAGCAAATATATCGTCAATTAAATCAACTAACAATTTTCTTTCACGATTAACAACATTTGGGCAAGAATTAATCTTATCAATATATTTTTTTACATCTTTAGGAAGTTTTGTTTTATAGTTCTTCTCCACTTTCTTCTCCTGATATAGTTACAGGATTAATTCCTAAATTCTTAATTAGAATTTCTGACATTTGCTTTGAAGTCCTATTGAGTTCAGCAATACTATCATTTTTCTTATACCCATGCTGATTTTCCCCATTACTCCAAAAAACTGATACGCCTCGAATCTTAATATCATCTTCAAGTGCTTTAGCAGTTGCCCAAAGAAACATATATCTATCTACAATGTCTATATAATATTTAGGCACTTGTGTCATAACCGTTTTAAGACTATCAATTATGGCCTTTCTTAAATCAGCATAATCTTTTGAATCAATATATTTTGCAATGATTTCCCTTTGTTGAATTCCATCATTCAAAATTACCACCTCTCATCATCTTTAAACTTTTCCTTGACTTTATCATTAAATCTATTATGTCTTTTATCATGACAATTATGACAAAGTGCAACTAAGTTTGGCTTTAAAGCGCCGTTTTTATCAACATAAAATTTTGATAACGCTAGTTCTGGTCTAACCTTTACAAAATTAACATGATGAACTTCTAGTGGTTCTTCATCAGTACCTACAGTCAGAATACCTTTTAGTTTACAATCATAACACTCATTATGAGATTCAAATAGAACTTCTCTTCTCAAGGATATCCACTCGGGCAAATGATAAAAACGATACATTTTATTTTCTTTTTCACATTGTCTTATGAATTCTACTAAGTTCACGACATTATCTTCTCTTTCTTTTTGCTTGGATAGTATTTTTTAGTAAGGAAGGAATGAAAAGCATCTCAACTTAAGGAAATATTATTTTTTAATTTTGGTGATTAAAACTGCAAAGATAACTCTATCCAAGCAAAAAGAAAGAGAACATTTTTAAATGTCCCCCTTCTAAAGCCATAAGGTATAATGAAAGAAAAATATAAACCATATAACAAATTCTAAATTTGCTATATGATACCATATTAACATAGTTTTTTAACATTACAAGATATAATAAGGTAATATATAGTAATATGAGGTAATATGAGGTAATATGAGGTAATATGAAAAATATTAAGTCCCCTCCCCCCCTCATATACGCAAGCATCAGATGTTTTGTCGAGGGACCACGCGTTGCAGCGGGGCGCCCAAATGACACCCCGTTTGGGGAGGTGGGGGGAGTTATTTTTAACATTTTACAACAAGAGAGCAATTTTTTTCTCTAAGAGTTTATTTTTCTATATAAATGTTTTTATAATTGAAGGTAATACGAGAATCTTTTTAAATTTTTTTTAATTTCCTCTTGACAATTCCACTTATTTAGTGCTATCATTAAATCACAAGCAAGAAATTTTAACACTTGCTTGTAATTATTAGCCTGTATTCCACTTATTTAGTGGTACGGTAGAAAGGAGATAAAATAATGCTTTTAGAATTATTAAAATTAAAAAGCATTGAAAGTCTAACCCTTGAAGATTTAGAAAGACTTTTCAATGCTGGCATTGCAACAATTAAAGTTGCAGATAATCAACTTGAATTTATACAAGAATAATTCAAGATGAGAAGAGATGAGATTTAATCTCTCTCCTCTCAAATTATATTATAAATAAAATTAATTGTAAATATAGGAGAGATAAATATGAATAGTAAAGAAATTAAAAATTATTTAAAAGAAAATAAAATAGATACAACTAAATTATCAATAAAAAAACAAGGCTGTGGATATAGTGAGAGTTTTAATATAACTTTAAAAGATGTAAATATTGATATAGAACTAGTTAAAAATTTAGTAAAAAAATATGAAACAGTAGATCGTGATGAGAGAACGGGAGAAATTTTGCAAGGAGGAAATACATATATATTTGTAGATTATGACTACTCTATTATATCGGAAGTAAATAAAGAGTATAATCCCAAGGTATTAGAAAAACTATATAACGAGTTATTAACTAAAACAAAAGAAGAACAAGAAGCATTCCGTAATGGAGAAATCAACCCAATTTTAACACTAGCAAACAAAATAATATGCTACAAAGATGGTAAGAGTTTAATGGTTAGAGATTGTGAAAAAAATGAAACACGAAGAAGTGGCGAAACATATCTAGCCGAAACATTGATAAGAATGGGGATATTAAAGAAAGTTTTAGGAAAGTAAAACAAAAAAGGCGTCTTCAATTTAAAGACACCTTTTCCAATAAAAAAATAAGATGCTTTAAGTAAAGATTAAAAAATTAGTGCTTAATAAAAAAATGTGCTAAAATCAAAATGAGGTGAGAGAATTGGAAAGCAAAGAGAGATATTTAAATATTATAAAAAAGTTTAAAGATATAAACCTATCTAGTATATTTAAAAGTGTTGACGCTGATAATTCGAGTTTTTATACTGGAAGATATTCATTAGAAAATATGCAAAGAGTAACTGATGCACTTCGAGAAAGATTATGCGAGTTTTATCCAGAATTAGAAAAAAAATTAATACTAGATACGAAACAAAAAAATATTGATTTTGTAAAAGACATTTGTAAAATTAGTATTATTAACATTTGTAAAGAGTTATCAATTCAAAGTTGCGATATTTATGCACTTAGAGCAAGCAGTGCAAAGTATGAGTTATTAATTAATGAGATTAAGAAAAGACTAAAAGATGTTTTTGTCAAATTCAGCAAATAAAAAATGCCTTATTTTAGTAAGACATTTTTATTTTGCAATATTTAAAAACAACTCATTAATAGCATCTTGCTTTAATTTTTTTACATAACCTAAGGATTTATCTAATCTACTAGCGATGTATTTTAATGGCATTTCATCTAAATAAAATAAAGTTAAAATTATTTCATAATCAATTAACGATAACTTATTGAATTCTTTAATATATCTCTGTTTCATCTTTTCTTTTTTTAGATAAAGTTTAGATAACTTATTCTCTAGGCTTTCTATTTTGCTTAATTTGTTGTCAAGGCCAGAAGATAAAGTTGACCCAATGCCATCAAAACTATGGCCACTTATTCCACTGTTAGTAATTTCTTTTAAAGTCATTAATTCACTTTCACAGGTTTTAATCTTACGATTTAGAAGCCAATATTTATCAAAATATTTATTTATTTGTTGTTGATTCATTTTCTGACTTTTCCTTATCCTCAATTAATTTTTGAGTTACATAGTTGTTTAAAATTATTCTTGCCTTGCGAACATCCTCACTAAAAGTTCCGCAAGAAGTGGTATCTTCCAACTTGCTAAGTATTAAATTTAGTGCGTTTAAAACTTCATTATTTTCCATAATTAATCCTTCTTTCTTTTATGATTATATCGTCGTTCAATCTAAAACTTGACTACTTATCTTAATCTTTGTACAAATAAATACTTTACAAACAGTATAAAACTGTAAAGTTTTTATATAAGTGCGGATTGTAGAATTTTTGGCTTATTTACAAGCCATTTTTAACGATATTGCATAAATTTAATATAAAAACTTGCATACAATATTAAAACCCGTAAATAGCCAATTTAAGGCACAAAAAAAGTGGCTATTTGCCACCATTTAAAATCAGATAGAGCCTGCTATATATTTCATAGTCATCCATGTAATTACTATCTATAATAATCTCGTTACTATACACATCATAAACTTTTAAATCCCAAACATACTCATCAATAGCGCGTAAACGACTATTAGGTTTATATATTCTCTTTGACTCTTTCAATTTATAATCATATTTTGAGCGTTCAAAATAATCTAAAAAGAAAGAATGCAATTCGCTCGATGTTAAAAAATGTCTTTTTTCTTTTAACCTTCTTGCTTGTTCTATAACAAAATTTTGCTCTCTTCTAGTTTGAAGTTTCTGTATTAACTTTGCAGATATTTTCTTTTTTAAAAAAATCATACGCGTTACCTCTTTTTTATTTTTCTTTGACTCTTTCTATAATTTTTTTAGATTCTTTGGATTATTATTTAATCTAAAGATTCACTATGAGATTTTATTTTTTCATTCATTAATTAACCACCTCATATCCTAATTTTCTTATGGCATCACATATTGGCTTAAATGTAATGTCATGCTGATTCCACATTTCAGAATAAATACACCTTCTTATTTTTTCCTGTTCCTCCTTGCTCGAGATAGTTTTGGCAAGTCTTCTATAAATTGCTCTTTCTTTACTCCTGACGCTTCTATGATCAACATAATTACTATCTTCTTCTTCAAATATTTTCATTTCTAAATACTGAATTTCAATTATATCTTTTAAATAAATTTTCATAAATCAACTTCACACTTCTGTTTTTTTAAACTTTTTCATTCATTTATCATCAATCTTTTCTAACATTTCTGGAGCCCAAAGCCAACCTTCTTTATCTATATCAATCAAATAACAATCATCACTATATCTTTTTATTATGGTTGCAATTTCTCCTTTAAATTTAGCCATATATTCTACAAAACAGCAATCACTATATACTTCATCAACAACTAAATCTTTCTTAATTCTAACTTTATCCCCTACTTTAAATTTTGTTTCCATATATTATCCTCTTTCTTTTTCTCTAGTTCCCTGTCATAATCACTTTTACTTATCATTTCTACAATTACGGTTTCATTATTTAATATCATAACTTGTAATATAATATTGTCATTATTATCTTTATCAAGCACATCTTTTCCATATGGACTCCACACATTAAAGACTTCAAAATAACTGTCCCTAAATGTCTTTTGCATTATTCCACCGCCGCCATTTATATTTACATCATTATTCGTGGTTGGATTGGCTTCGTAGTTACTATATAATAATCCCATTAATCTTCTCCTCTCAAAATTTTCAACAATTCATTTATACTATCTATTGGTATTTCAATAGTACCCTCAATTCCTTTCTACACTTCTTTCTTAAATATTGCTAGAGGCTATTTTTTTCAATTCAACTAGCCTATCTCGTTTTTTAGTTAATTCATTAATTAATATATTAAGTTCTTTTATTTTTTCATCGCTTGTAGAAAACAACCTGTTATCCTCATTACAATATTTGTTACATAAACACCTAGTTTCATTTAAATGATACCTCATTAATTCTTCCAATTCTTCTCTATTCATTTACCCTCCCTTGCTCTTCTAACTGCTTATTTATTGCTTGTAACTCGTCATAATTGATTGAAATATTATTAATAGATTTAAAGAAGGTGTGTTTTAAATTGTCTATTAAATAATTTTTAATTATAAAAGCATTTAGGGCAAATGTTATCACTGTTATATTAATATATGGTTCATCTGTTATGTGTATTTCACGAGTACATTTAACATACTTTCCTTTTACAAAGTCATCAACTATTTTGTACTCATATCCTAATTTTTCAAACATTTCTTTAGCACTCATTTATTATCATCTACTTTCTTTAAGTCAAATCCAAATGTCCATAGTTTTCTTTTAAAAGGATTTTTAAATGTAAATAAAGGATACTTTATTAAATATAATTTAGGATGTCCAGATATATTATTCAATTCTTTAATATCAATTATTTGTCCTTTTAATTTACTGCCATTAATTACTCTATCTTTAATTTTCAACATCACTTACATCTCTTTTTTCTAATAACTTTATTTTTAAATCTTTATATCTCATTTACTCTTTCTCGACTTTCTCTAATATTTCATATCTTTTTGGCTTATATTGTTTGACAATTTTATCATCATACATAACTAAAGCACTATAGCAATATATTTGTTCTTCATCTTCTACAGCAATGCTAGTTGAATATTTAATATCAATAACTTCTTTATCTATTTTAGATATATTTTCTATAAAGTTATTTAATTCATCTGTCAAATTTCTTTCATCTTCACAATCAAATACTTTAATCTTTAACATCACTTGCACCTCTTTTTTCTAATAACCTAGCATATTTATTTGATACTTTAACAAGTTCATTAATTTTATCTTGCATATATTTCATATATTTTGTTGGCGCGGTAAGGTGTAATTCTTTTATTCTTTTAGGTTCTTTATATTCAATATCTTCATTATGTCTAGTCGATACTACATGACAATATAAAGTATCATCATTCCAAAAGTGTCTGTCATATAATTCTGCTGTATCTTGATATTCTTCTGAATGATTTAATGCAAAAATATCTTCACAAATAGTCGTTATAGTTCCAAAATAAATTTTATTATTATATTTTCCTAAAACATATAATCTTCCATATTCATCTTCCTTCGCTTGTTCTAACATTTTAATAAATTTATCTTTGTTCATCATCTACACCTCGTTCTAGTTCTTGTATTTTAATTAGCAATTCGGAGTAAGCGTTGTAACCTTTCCATTCACAATTATGTTTTTTATCCAACTCTAAATGTTCTTCTCTGGTATTTTTTAAAAAACTTTTTAACTTATTCCAATTATCTTTATATCTTATTAATTCATCTATATTGTATTGCCTAATAGAAATTATCTTAAAACCTTTTCCGTTTTCTTTGTTAAGTCTTTCATATTCTTTATTTATTAATTTTAATTCTTGAAATTCTCGTTCTAACTTTCTATACTCTTCTTCTCTAGCACTTATTTGTATTTTTAATTGTTGGTTTTCTTTTTCTATTAAATATACATATTGAGCAATTGAAAAATAAGCACCACTTAAATTTTTATCTTCTTTAATAAGTTCTAACCATTCATCTAAACCTAATTGCCCTTTTAGTTCGTTCATTCTTACACCTCTTTACCTTATAATATCTCTAAAAATAATATCACTCATATAATGTTCAAATTCAAAAGTCATTTTATTTTTATTAACAAAATACACTAAATCGTCTAATCTTATTGCATATATTTTACCATAATCTAAAGTAAAATTATGATGATTTTTTTCTTGTCTTGCTGGAATAACAAATTTGTTGTACCAACTATCTAAGAATTTTAATTGTTCTTTTCTTAACATTTCATATTCATTTAACATTATAATTCCTTACTAATTTTTTTGATATTCTGATTGTTAGATTTCAGAGTTATAATTGGACGGACACCATAGCTGTTAGTAACCCAGTCGCTATAAATTCGGCCGATGAGGTTCACAAAATACTCGAAAGCACTGCCCCAATCCGCATCAAAAAGCGAAGGGGACATTGTCCAGTAAGATTTGTTTGATGCAATTTCATCTTGGTTTAATCTTTCTATTTCTCTAATTTCAGGTATTCTTATGTAATCAATTGAATATTTATCCTTATCATAGTTAGTTTTCATTTTAACTAAATCTTCTTTGTCGAATTCTTTTAAAAATTCATTATTTAAACCTCTTTTAATCCTAGTTTTATTCCAATCATAGCATTTTTCATCAAGGCTATATTTTATATTGTCTTCTTCATTTAAATAGCCACTGTTAAATATTTCTTTCATTTTGGCTTCAGATAAGCATTCTTTCATCATTAATGTTAATTCATCACCTTTAACATTAATAACAATCCATTCATATCCGTTATATTTAACTAAATCATATATTTTATATGTTTTAGGCTCTTCATACCTTACATATCTAATACCATTAATTACCAGTTCTTTTTCCATATTTATTTTTCTCTACTTTCTTTAATAGATTTTTTCATTGATTCGAAAAATTTTTCGGGTATTTTCATATTTTTTAAAATATCTATTTCAGCACTAGCAAGTGCTGCTAAAATTGAAAGTCTAGTACCATTGCATTTTGCATTAACATTTTCCTTTGTTTTTATGATTTCTATTTTTGCATCTTCACTTAAACTTTCTAACATTGGCTTTTTAGAGTTTTCATAAAAATTCATCTTTTATTTTCCTTTCTTAAAACTAATTTTCTACCTTTGTTTAAAGTTCTCAAAAGTATAATCCTTTCTGTCCTTTGATTTTTATCGTATTCTTTAACCATTAATCCATAATAATTATTTTCTGTTATTATTTCTTTAACAAATAAATACATTCTATCAATATCATTTGTAGCCTTATAGTCAATCCAACCTTGACTATCCAGAACACTTATTTTATAAACCATTTTTTTCCACCTTTCCCGTTTCAAAATTCATTTTCATTTGATTTGGGTCAACTTCATCTTCTGGTATATATTTTAATAAGTGTAATGGTGTATCTAATGAAATATCGTGTGCCAACATATAATCTTTTAGTTGCAACATTAATTCCTTTTCATTGCTTTTTAATTTTAATAATTTCTTTATGGCTTTTTCAATATAAGTTGGAACACTTATATATTCTAATTTTTTATCTTTTTTATTCATTTTTTCAATAACCTTTCTAATCTCTACTAACTGCGAATATACACATAAATATAATTCCTGTAATAATTCCTAAAAAATAACTTATCATAATATCTCCTTTTCTATTTTTTTAATTATCATTTTAACGCCTCTAATTTTTTTAAAGTTTCAACCTTAAATCTATCTTTTTCAGACATGATAGGAATTCCCTTGCATATTTCTAAAAGCCTACCGTAACCTGCTAATAGCAGATTTTCTGGTTCTATGCAAAGTAAAACAATATATTTTCCTTGCCTTTCATAAACGACTCTTATTTGGCCATAAATAGCCTTAAATGTAGAATCTGTAAAGATGTCAATTTTATTTATTCCTCTCTTTACCTTTCTTATTTCATCAGCCCCGATGTTAAACATTAAGTCTTTGTAACTTCTCATGCAATAGTATTTAAGACTTCTTAATTCTTTTTCAAATAAAGGTGTTGTTTGTATCAATGTAGCATCAATGATTGAATCGCTCATTTTTTAAAAGCCCTTTCCTTAGAAATAGATTTATGATTGTTTACTTTATTAAAATCACTTATATTTCTTTTTCTTTCAGAAAGAAAATATTTAATTATCAGGACTTCAATAATAAACATAATTAAGATTTCAAAGAGTTTTACATACAAGTCAAGATTCTTCATAGTTAAACTCCTTATTCAGATAGTTTCTAACAGGTCCACGACTTGTTACACTACTCTTTATTTTCATTGTTTGTGGTTTAACAGGCCTACCAGAGCCAACTCTTTTTAATGTATAACTGTTCTTTAATTGCTTTTCTAATTCTGCTACCTGTAATTTTAAAGATTTAATCTCATCTATTGATTTTTCATTATCAGATAGTAATAATCTATTTTGTGTGATAAGATTGTTATTTTCTGTTGATAACCTATTATTTTTCAACTCTAAATCAGATATTTTAATCAAAGCATAATGATAATCTTTTTTATAAAATAATTTCATTTCTTTCTATTCCTTTCTATTCTTATTAATTCTCTTAACCAGTAAGCAACTAAATTAAGTACGATTCCTACAATTATCAATATAATTGATACTATTAATTCAATATCATGAATCATATTAAGCCTCCAACTCAAATTGAAAATTATTATTTTCAGATAGTGCCTTCATTACTTGTTGATTTTCCTTTAACATATTAAAAGCCCTTTTATACTTATCATTCATACTTGATAATATTTCCTCTCTATCTTTCGTAGCCTTATAGCCTTTTTGTCCATGAACTATAAAAGTATCTACTTCGTGATTGATAAAATTAATATTGTTGACCTTAACTAGTTGTCTTAATTGTCTATCATCAATTCTAATCCCGCCCTGATTCAATTCACTAATACAATCTTTAGCCTTTTTCCAATCTTTTAAATCTATTAATTCATACAGCATATTTATCCTTTTCTACAATAAACCCTCTGAATATTTTTTCATTTTTTTTAAACTTGTTTTGATAACTCTTGATACATACGATGGCGTTATTCCATATTTTTTTGCTAATTCATATTGATTATATTGATAACTATTTATGCCAAAATATCCCGATATAATGTCATACTCTTTTTTACTTAAGCACGACATTAATTCCTTTAATATCAACTTATTTTCACAATCCTTAATGTTATCTTTTTCAGATTTTAGTACATCTTCTAAGCATAATTTTTCATCAAATTTTAAAGGTGCTGATAATGAAACTGTAATCAATTTATTTTTTCCTTTTGCTTGTAATATTTCATTACTTATGCACTTACATAAATAAGTTGAAACGGCTACACCACGAGTTTCATTATAAGTTCTAGCCCCTTTAACCAACCCAATAAGTCCAATATCATAATAATCATCTTTATCAACATTAAATTTCTTTAGCATTAGATAAATTAAATTGACATTATCAATTATTAATTTTTCTGAATCATTCATCAATGTATAAATACCTTTTCCCTTTCATTCTCAATATCAGTCGTGTCCCACATTACATAGTAAAGTGTTACATCTGGAGAAGTATGATTATACATTCGTTGTAAGGTTATTAATTTACCTCCGTCAACGATGTATTGATATCCAAAAGTTTTTCTTAGACTATGTAAAGCAAAGTTAAAGTCAATACCACACGCTTTTCTTACCTTTTTAAAAATTGTAGAATCACAATTTTGTCTAGTTATAGGATAGATAACTTCTCTAGTAATTCCTTTGTAAGTGTCTTTCTTCTTCTGCCCCATGAAAAGATAGTCATTATTCTTTAACTTAAATTCCTCAACATAATCTTTAATTGCGCTAAGCAGTTCTTTATTCATTCTAAAGTTTTGGACTTTACCAGTTTTATTTTCTTTAATAGTTACATAACCATTAATCACATCTTTAACCCTAAGTTGCAGTAAGTCTTCTGCTCTAAAAGCAGTATTAAAGCCAATTAGAAACAGCATATAATTCCTATATTTTTGATATTTTTTTACAGGAGTTTGTGCATTATCTTTCTCTTTAACCAAGTAATCCATAACTCTTCTTAAAGTTTTTTTATCTTTTATGGGTAAAGTTTTCTTTTTACCCTCTGTTTTACCAGTATTTTTTATTCTACGCATAACAATCCTTTCTTTGAATTGTTATATGGTTTGTATTTTTCTTACATTTATTGACGAGATTCTAAAGATGCCATAAGAGCATTTATTTCTTGCTGTTCATCTTGGGAAGCCTCATTTTTTTCAATCTTTTTATCAAACCAACTTGGGATTGATTCTTGACTTTTACATTCATAATTATTCACTACAGTTCTGGCAGTTGGCTGTTCTAAATATTCGTCAAACTTAGGACCAAATAAAGTGCTTGGCCTAAGATATTGAGCCATGTTCGTATTAAGCCACTCTTTAGACTTAGCATCAATGATTCTGTAAAATTCATTAAGTTTATGGCCATTTTTTAATTGTGCCAAAATCTTAGTTCTGTGTGATGCAGTATCTAGGCGATAAGAACTTCCTGTAACTTCGTTTAAATACAATAAAACCTTATCAATCGCTAATTCCCTCATGATTTTTTTTACAATAGCATTTAAAGAGTTTTTATCAACCTCAGTTTCTCCAAATTCATTTTTCAATTTAACCACAATCTCCCGCAGTAAACCGCTATCTTCGGTTGTAGGTCCATATCTTTTATCTGAAATTGTTTTTTTTCTAAGTTCTCTCAAGGTATTTTGGGTAGCATTAGATAAAGTTTTTTTCTTTTGAGTCTCTTCCAGTAAACCGGCGTCTTTGGCTTTTAAAGGTTCTTTCTTTTCTTCTTCTTCCCCACACCCTATTAATAACTTTTCTTTTTCTAAATGATTATTGATATATGATATATGAGTATTTTTATCAAAATAACCCATTGGGTTATTTTGGGTTTCATTGGGTTTTATTTCTTCATCAATAAAATCATCTTTTGGTCTTCCTCCAAGTAATCCATTTTTAGCATTAGCATTACATCTTTTTTGATATTTCTCTTCATTTGAATCTATAAATTGCTTAATCGGAAGAAAGATAACTTCCAATAAGTTTTCTAAATCACTATTACCAGTATTTACATAATTAAATATACCTTTTATTAACTTTCCAGCATTTTCATTGTCTAACATACTAAATGTATCTATATATGATTTTTTTAGTAGAAAGTTGTCTTTCATCATAATCCTTTCTACCAATAGCCCCTGATTATTACTTTATATCAACTCTTTTCCATTCTTTTAGCCTCTTTCAGAATATAGGCTTTATTTATTTTGAATTTATTAATTATCTTATCTATTGGTATTAAAATTGGTCTAGTTTCAAAATAAGCCTCATTATTTTTTTTCATATCGTTTAATATCTTATTAAACTCTTCATCACATTTTGATTTAGATAATTGTGGCAATATAATTCGCATTTGACTTCTTGATATCCAGTAAGTATTTAGGACTTCTGCCATTTCTACATAAGTTGGTTTTATCATTATCTTTTCCTTTCTACATTTGACATAAATTTAAAAAGTTGATATACTTTAGAAGTAAATTTTTTAAATTTATGCAGATTTTAGAATTATGATCGGTTGGTTGCTGTCATAATTCTTTTTTTGTTTATTAACATTAAATTCCTCTCTATGGTTTAAAAAACAATGTCCAGTCAAAATCAAGTATTTCTGCGATTTTTTGTGCTACTTGTGGACTAGGTCTTCTTTGTCCAATTTCGATGTAACGATAATAAGTAATACTTATACCAACTCTTTTACATATTTCTGCTTCGGTTAGTTTACTATCTTTTCGTCTATTTTCTAGCCATTTTCTAGTCATTTATGGGGCCACCTCCTTGCTTTTTGCAACAATTTGTTATATAATCAAAGTACCTTGTAAAAGGTAAAAGTCGTTTAATGTCATATTAAAAAGACACTAATGATTTTTAAAACTGTGTATAGACTGTTAGTCTATACAGTTGTTACTTTGGAATATCAAGATAGTTTACCAGACTTGGGCTTGATATTCTTTTTTATAACAAATAATTTTTCTGTAACTACTCTCTAGTTACAAGAACATCTTATCATAACATTTTGTTACAGTCAACCTTAAATTAACATTTTTTAATTTTCAGATAGATTATCAGCATTTAAGCAACAATTTGTTATATAATATTATTGAGAGGTGGAATATGTTTAGCGAAAGATTAAAAAATACATTAATTTTTAAAAACATCAGTCAGGCTGAATTAGCACAAAATTTAGGCTTTACATCTGCCGCCATAAATCGTTGGTGTCAGGGTGTAACTCAGCCAGACACTGAAACTATTGTTAGAATTGCAAAATATCTAAATGTTTCGACAGATTTTTTACTTGGAAATGATGCTAATTGCAGTGAAAGCGAAAATGAAATAAAAGAAAAAATTGTCCTAAGAAATACACTTATTAAAGCAGGATATATGAAAAGCGACGAAGATTTAAGTGAAAAAGAATTGAAAAAATTAATGGAATTTATTAAAACTAACAAAAACTTTATTAAAAACAATTAGAAAAAAGCACTATTTATTAGTGTTTTTTCTTTGTTCCATAAATTTTAAAAAGCCAAAGTATATTTTTTTTGATTTTAAATATTTATAGAACATAATAAAATTTTTCACAAAGCACCCTTTATTATTTTAACTCTATAAATTTATATTGACAATTTTATGTTATATAATATAATTGATATAACATTTTGTTTATTTCAGAATGTTAAAAGTTAATAATTGAAAGGAGAAAAGCCATGAATAATGAAATGTTAAAAAAAACAAAAATGAAAAAATTAGTTGAAGCACATACTAATAATATAGAAATATCTAATATGAATCTAAAAGATAAGTATACTAACTTTGAACAATCTAAACTTCAAGAAAGTAAAACTTTGCTTTATGAAATAAAAGAAAAGCCAAAATATTTTAAAAGATATAGCCGTGGAAGAATAGTAAAAGTTAGTTTTGGAGTAAATATTGGTAGCGAATTTTCTGGCGATCATTTTGCTATAGTTGTTTCTAAAAACGACACAGCATATAACCCAGTATTGCATATAATACCGATAACTTCAAAATTTCATAAAAATTATTTAAATATCGGAAGTGCTTTAATAAATGAAGAATATATAAAAGAACTTAATGATTTATATAATTCTACTGAAATAAGTGATAAAGATAAAAAGAAAATTAATATATGTCTAAAATATTATAAAAATAGAGATAACTATATTTCATACGCTGCTATAGAACACATGAAGACCATTAGTAAACTATCAATAATGAAACCAATAAATGAGTATGATTATATTACAAAGTTAAAATTATCAAATGACTTGTTGGAAGAACTTAATGAAGAAATAATTAAAGAATTTACAATTTCAAAATTGAAATAAATAAGTATTAAAAATTGTTGACTAGAGTAAAATATTAGTGTACTATATAAGTACAGGAGCAGAAATGCTTAGAAGATATATATCGTAAGGTATGTATCATGACAGGTGCCGATAGGCATAGACAAAGGCTAGTCAAATGACTAGCCTTTTTTGTTTTAAAAAAACTAGCTAAACAAATAGCCAGTTATTAATCCGATACTACCAATATCGGATTGGTACATAAAAATAAATAGTCCCAGTAAGACAATTCTTTTTATGTACCCCAATTATATCAAAAAATTGCGTTAGGGGGAATAGAAAATGGCAATTTATCAATCCAAAAATAAAACAAAAGATGGAAGAAGTTGGTTCTTTAGAATTAAATATAAAAATGTGTATGGAGTTACTAAGGATTATACTTCAACCAAATATAAATTAAAGAGAGAAGCCGAAGAGGCTGAGGCAAAATACAGGTTAGAATTGCATTTAAATACTGCTATTGATACAACTAAAACATTTAATCAACTATTTGACGAATACCAAGAGAAAATGAAATTAGAACTAAAACCACAAACTTTAAGAAAAAATGAGTATCAATACGATCATTTAAGGGACGCTATAGGAAACTTGACGGTTCAAAAATTAACAACGCAAGTATTTAACCAATTAAAAGATGAATTCATAAACCAAGGTTTATCCACAACCTACTCAAATAAACTTTTAGGCATAATTAATATACTTGTTGACTACTCACTGAAATTTTATGGAGTCGGTACAGATATTCCAAAAATATGCGGCAAAATAAAAAATAAAAATGAAATTAAAAAAGAAATGAATTTTTTTACATTTGAAGAATATACAAAGTACGACAGTGTTATCACAGAACATATATGGCACACTTTTTTTGAATTACTTTATTATTTAGGGGCTCGTCAAGGCGAGGCTCAAGCACTAACTTGGAAGGATATTGACTTTTCCAAAAACACACTAAGAATAAATAAAACTTTAACAACCAAAATCAAGGGGCAAAAATGGGCTATATCAACGCCAAAAACGAAAAATAGTAATAGAATATTACCATTGCCTAACATTCTTATAAATGATTTAAAAGCACTTAAAAGTAATTACCAAAAAATGCAAGGATTTAAAGAAGATTGGTTTGTTTTTGGAGGCGTAAGACCATTACCAGAAACTACCATTCAAAACAGAAAAAATGATTATTGCAATCAGGCAAATGTTAAGCAAATCCGTATTCACGATTTTAGACACAGTTGCGCATCGCTTTTAATTCATCAAGGAGCAACAATTACTCTAGTTTCTAAATATCTAGGTCATAGTAATATTTCGATAACATTAAACACTTATACACACCTATACCAAAGTGAGTTAAAAAGCATGACAGACATTCTAAATAATTTAAAAAATTAAAAAAAGTGTGTTTGAAGTGTGTTTGGAAGATAAATTGCAATTAAAAAACCCCATAAAATGGGGCATTAATCGCTTTCTGGTGGCTCCAGCGGGAATTGAACCAGCGACACAAGGATTTTCAGTCCTCTGCTCTACCGACTGAGCTATGAAGCCATAAATGGCGGTTCGTACGGGATTCGAACCCGTGGTCTCCTGCGTGACAGGCAGGCGTCATAGGCCTCTAGACTAACGAACCATTTGGTTGCGGAGAATGGATTTGAACCAATGACCTCAAGGTTATGAGCCTCGCGAGCTACCAGGCTGCTCTACTCCGCGATATATAAATAAGAAATGGCGGAGGAATAGGGATTCGAACCCTAGCGCCGCTTACACGACCTGCTGGTTTTCAAGACCAGTCCCTTCAACCAACTTGGGTATTCCTCCATTTGCTTTTCAGCAACAAATAAATTATAGCATAACAAATTAAGCAAAGTCAATTAAATATTATGACATTTAATGGAATATTATGCAAATTTTGTAATTTTTTAGCTTTTTTTACTATTTGTAATCGTTTAGATAAGTTTTAATGACTTTTCATTTAAATTATTTTATTTTAATGTTTATCATCAAAAATGCCTTCTAAATATCAGTATACTAAAAAAAGCAAGTTTTAATAATTCAAAAAACTCCATTACTGGAGTTTTTACTTCTTAAATGGTGTCTCGTGGGAGACTCGAACCCCCGACCCTTTGATTAAAAGTCAAATGCTCTACCTACTGAGCTAACGAGACGTATGTAAATTAAATAAGTGGCTGCCTCGGATGGACTCGAACCATCGGAATGTCAGAGTCAAAGTCTGATGCC